GGCCTCAGGGTCGTCGATCAGCTCGGCGTATTCTTCCTGAGAGCCCCAGCGCCCCTGGCACTCGTAGATCGCCTTGAACTCGGCCTTCTCAGAGCGATAGACGCGCTTGTAGATCGCCGCGAAGGATTGAAGGCCTTGCTCGATGAGCGCCAGCGTCGTTCCCACAGGAGCCGTGGACGGCGTGTCGCCCTGCAAGACGTCCTTGATCGACGCAACGTCCTTGGCCGCGCCCAGCATCATCTCAAGAAGCTGAAACAGCACCGGAGACGGTTGCGGGATCGTGCGTTCCCAGATGGCGTTGCGCAGCTCCTGGCCAGAACTATTGACGTACTTGTATTCGCCCGGCTGGAAGCGAAGCGTCGGGCTTTGACCCGCGCCCTGCAAGCGAACGCCCGACCCGATGAAGCCGCCGCCGGCCGCCGCAGCCGTGCCGGCATCGTTCAACTGGTTGATGGCCGTGTTGATGACAGCCATGAGAGGTTGAAGAAGCTGGCCAAAGCCAAGGCCGTAGAAGCCTCCCTCGGGATCCGGCAGGAAGTAGAAGTGAACGAACGGCATCCAGCGGCGAACATGCACCACGGAATCGTCCACCTTGGACCGCGCAATGTCGTCTTCCGAGAACGCCGCCTCGATGCGGAGAATCTGAGACGAGCCCACATCTACCGTGATGATGTAGGGTTCTTCGATCCCATCGCCGTCGAGGTCTTCCAGGCGATGCTGTTCAAGGATCTCACGCGGAGCCTGGTCGTCGTTGTCCGCAGCAACATGCGGCAGAATCACATCCCGATACACGCCAGACGCCACGCGGGCGCTGATCTCATACGGGTATAGCTGGTAGTCCTGGGTGACGCGCGGGCAACGCTCAAGGCTTTCGGTGTCCTTGGCGACCGTCAGATGCAGCGCCGATACGTAATCCGAGCAAACCCCACGATGCGGGTCGAAATAGACCTTCTTGAACGCCGATCCAACGATCGGAAGTTGGTTGAGCAGCACATCCACGCCGCCTTCCCAATCATCCATGCCGTACAGGATGTGGGTGTTCATCCAAAGCTTGACCCGATCGGCGCGCGCTTGCTTGGCCTGATAAGCCTGCATGGACTGCTGATAGGCCTGCATCGCGGCTTGCGCTTGCTGCGCGACCTCGGGCGGCACATCAGGGCCAGGAGGCGGAACCTGCGGAGGCGAGGGCTTCTTGCCCAACACCTTCATGCCGACAACCTCGTCACCCTTGACGATGGCCGGATAGGCGCGAGCGGCGAACTGCTGAGCAGCGACGGTGAGCAACGGAAACTGGACGTTGGACGCCATCATCCAAGGGAACGTCTTGATGTCCCCGCCGTCCTGAGCCGCCTGTTTCAGCGCGGCCTCAGTCTTGGTGCGCCACGCCTGGTTAGACGCCTTGTCGCGTTGCCAGTCCTCAACAGCACGCAGGCCTAGCGAAGCGAGTTCCGTCGCGTCAAGTTGATACGAGATGTCACCGGATTCGGTCGCGAACTTGGAGAGGCGGTCTTCCTTCGCAACGATGCTGCCTTCATAGCTGCTATCGTCAGCCGCAACGGCTTCAGGATCGTTGTAACCGTAGCTCTCAGCGGTGCTCATGGCGTTCTTTCGCGCGCGAAGTATGGTCTAGATATCGTGTATCGATGAAACCGGCAATGGGTCACGCCTTATCGGCTAGCATTATCTGACCAGCTAGCAACGCTCCCGCCGCAGCGAAAGCCAAAATCGCCAAGAGCGGATGACGAGTGTAGGTCGGATCGAAGATAAGCATATGCGCGCTAACGCCTATTCCAGCACCCGTGATCTGCCCTAGCAGCATTCTCAACTTCAGCAACATGCTCAACTTCTTCATGTCTCAATACCCCGTTGCATAAGATCGACCCCTCGCGGCTTCCCAATCATCTTGAGCGCCAAGTGGCTCTGTAGTGGCACGGGACATGCCCGTCATGACTAGGTAGCGCGTCGAGTCCATCAAGTGGTCGCGCTCCTTGACGATCTTCCCCTTCTCATCGCGCCGGTAAAGGCGGATCTCAGATTTGAAATTCGTCATGGTCTTGAACACGCGAAGCCTGCCAGAGACGAGGCGTCGATAGACCGCGTGAATGCCGGCCTCGACAGTGTTGTCGGCAAGCGCTAGGTCTAGACCAAGGCCAGCATATTCGTCACGAAGAGCCGTGCCATCCTTCTGATTCGACCCAGAGCTAGCCGGATCAATGACACCTGGAATCCAACTGCCTCGCGCCTTGATGGCGTCAGCGTGGATCTGAGGCGGCGCTTCAGCCATGTAGTGCTCTGAGTACAGGTACACGCAGTCCTGCGTCTGATCCCAAGCACCCCAGATGGCAGCAGTACGGTTCCAGCCCACATCGAGCGCAAAGGCTCTTGGCCAGAACGCAGGGATCTCGAAAGGATCAACCTCGTACACGGCCGGATCAACGGGATAGATGACACCCGAGCCAAGTTGCGGAATACCGCGCGTTCTAGCCTCTCGCTGGTAAGGCGGAATGGAGGCGTAAAGCTCCTGGCGGTCTTCCTCGGTGAGGTGAGGGACGTCTTCCCAGCCAATGCCAATGCACCACTTGCTCATGCAGCGAGTTCCGGCATGAAGCTAAGCGCCACGTCCGTCATGCCCCGCAGAGGCGTGAACGTGCAGATGATAAGGCCCTTCGTGGTCATGGTCCGAATGACGGCCTCGGTGTAGATGTCCTGCGGCGGCTCTTCGTCCATCCACACCACATCGCGCTCCGTACCCTGCCAGGCCTCGCGGCCCTGGTCGTACGAGCGGAACTGCAAGATGCTGTCGCCGGCCTGAACGTCTCCACCTCCGCCATGCTTGATGATGGCGTAATCGATGTGACCGGGAATGCCGGTGTAGGGGCGCATGTCCAGAATGCGCTCCTTCGGCACAAGGCCGGTCCCGCGAGCTTCAGGCGGACCAAGCATCTTACGAACGAGAATATCGCGCGTCGTCGATGACGTGTCGCCACCACAGAGCGCGTTGATTGGCTTGTCGAACCCGTGACCAGGCCACCACGGGAAATCGTCGTACAGGCCAGTCAGGTGCATAGCGACCTCAAAGCCGCCAATTCCCTCAGTCTTGCCTACGCGGTTACCGGCCATGCAGGCGCGTTCGCGGTGAACCTTGCCGGCCTCGAAGAACTGAAGATGCTTGGGATACAGCTCTCGCCTTAGCGGGCCAGCGTCCGGATAGTATGTCCAGAGCTTGCGTTGCGCGTCCTTAGTGGACAGCGCCTTCGCGGCTATCGCTTCGAGCCTCTGTAGCTGCTCTAATGGCATCGACGAGAGAAGCGAGTTCACCTCGTCCCAGCTCTTCCAGTGTGGCATCCTTGATCTCCACGTGCTTAGGCAGCAGAGAGGCCACGACCTTCAGGTACTCATGGGGACGCTCTTCGCGGACCGTTTGAATGGCCGCAACGCCATGATCCCCGAAGTCTTCCGAAAGGGCCTTTAGAAAGTCCTCTCCGAGTTTATTGCGGCTGCCCTTGGGCCTACCGCCATTCCCGCCATTTCCCGCTATAAAGCGGCCCTTTTCGTCTTGCGCAGGCATATCCAGCCACTTTGCTCAATCAACCCTCACTAGCCTTTGCCGTGGCGCCGAACATAGGAGGAATTGCGGTAGGTTAGTTCACGTGTGAAGCTTTGGCAAGCTATCCGCGAGCGACAAGATTGTTCACCAGGAACGACGATGCCCACTGGCACAGCATGAGAGATTCCGCAGCACTATCGGTCCCCGCAACTGCATACTCCCCATCTTCCGACACACCGACAATCACCAGGCGCACGAACTGGCCCTTGTTATTCTCTAGGATATCGTCGGGAGAAAGCTGAACTCCGTCACCGACGAGCGAGCCTTCGCCATGAAGGTTGATGACCTCTGCTGTCACTTCGCCTTCTTCCCCGCCTTATGCGAGGCCAGGTTGGCAAGCGCCTCTTGGGACTGACTGTAGAGAGCTTGGAACTTGTCGCCATCAGCCTTTGCGGCCTCGGCCTTTTGCTCGTGCTCTGCGGCTTCCTGGTGACAAGCTTCTGCCTGTTTCCGCATTTGCTCGCCCCACCGACGCAGGGCGGCTTCGGCTTCATCGGTCTGTACGGCAAGCTTGGTCATTTGCGCCTAGCCCTCTTGTCGATCATCGAATTATCGCCAGCTTGCCGAGATTTTCCGAGAAAGTGAATGCTTGGCGCGCTCGGTAGCACACGCCCTTGGCCTTACCGACGATCGGCACGCCCATCTTGCCGAGGCTGACAGCCGTGCGTTGCGGGACTTGCTGCATCAGCTTGAGCTGAGTTGCGGTGAGCGTTTGCTTGGCCTTCATGGCTTAGCTCCGAATGGCCACGACGGCGTACGTTTCCGCAGCCGTGGGGGTGATCGGCGAGGCCGTGAAATTGCCAAAGGTGATAGCCAGGGTGTTAGCGGCCGAGACGCGCTGACCAACGATGCCGAGGCCGGCTTGGGCGGCAGGCTTGTTGATGAACACCTTGTCGGCAGTCGACAGGCCGGTAACCGTGAAGGTCTGCTCAGCCGAGGTGTTGGCGGCAACCTGAACCGGGGTCAGCGAGGGGGCGTACACGCGAATTTGCGTAATGGCCGTACCGTTAGCGCCGAGGGTCAGGCTCGTGCTGGTGATGGCTCCGGCAATCGGGCCCACAAAGCCGTCAGCGGTTACGACGCCATCGTTAGCGCCAGGGTTAGAGAAGGAAGTTCCAGGCATGTGTTCTAGGTCCCTACGGGGTTGGTGTCCTGTAAGGCCCCATCCGAGCCGTTTGCGATCTCTTCGTTGACCTTGGCAATCTCAGCCTCGATGGCCAAACAGTTGACCTTGAAGCCCAGCTTTCCACGGCGCGCTTGCAGCATAGCCTCAAGCTGCTCTTTCCGCAATTGTAGTTCGGCCTGGCGCTCTTCGGGGAGCTTCCAGGCGTAAACGTCTTCGGTCATTTCAAATATCCCTGAACGTATACGCTGACCGTATCGCCGTATTCGTGGCCATTGACGCTGATTTGAGGCGACAGGCCTAAGGTCTTCATACGCTCGCTAGCAGCGTTGACATCATCGACGGCTTTGTTGAGTGCGTCTATGGCAGAGCCTATGGTGTCAGCACCCGTAATGGCTCCGTCGAAAATCGGAAGTGATTTGGTCATCATAAACTGTCCCAGTGAGCAATTGCACGAGCAATCTGGATGGCGAAAGGATTCGCACCAATCATCGTGACCCCTTAAACCACTCATCGCCCTTCCCTCGCCTTCATCATAGCGTCGGACTCGATGGCGGATCGCCTAAACGACTCGTATTCCGCACGGCAGATCCAGTCTATGTTAGCGTTGTACGTCGACGCAGCGCGGGCCGTGCTCACACCCATGTTCTCCGCAAGCCTCACATCTCGCCAGTATTGCTCCTCTACCATGTCGCGCGCCCACTGAAGCATCACAGCTTCTCCTGGTTTTGTTTTTCTATCTGGTATTTTAGCCGATATATCTTTTCTTGCCTATCTTTGACGCGCTCACACCGTGTTGGCCCAAGAACTGGAAACTCCACAATCCACCCACCACAAGGGACATCTTCGGCAATTTCCCTCTCCAGGCGGGCGCACATTCCTTCTAGCTCATCGACCGAGAACTTACCCATAACCTGCTGACCCTCCTTTGATTGTCGTACAGGACTCCATGGCTCACGGCTTCTCCTGTAGGGCAGCGTCGACAATAGCGTTGACGATCATGGATGCATGAATCGCCGCGACCGGATAATCTCCAAAATCCACGGCCTCGTTGATCTTATCTGCGTATGTGTCGGCCATCTCCTCTGTCGGCTCTCTTAGAGCTTGGAGAGCTGCGCGCATGGCGGCGATTCGGTCGGCCTTAAAGCCTTCGAAGTCGTCGGCATCGGTGTAGATTTCCCATGGATTGGGCTCGCCGCGCTGTGCAGAATCTTCCGCATCGTGCGCTCGGCACATCTTTTCTAGGCAATTCATAGCCCAACCCTCACCGCCTCAACCAAGAGGCCTATGGTCTCGCCCTGCCGGATTGGAGACATGACGGCATGTCGATTGACGCCCAAGACGTCGTAGAGGGAGCCGTTAATTCGGACGCGTTTGCCGATGATGTCAGGCCGATCCCTGTTCATCTCGTACGGGGCCTTCACGATAGCTTCGTTCTCATGCCATCCGATCGAATTCAGGATCATGGTCTGTGTGGTCATGTCCCGTTTTCCTGCGGCGATTGAGGCGTCATGATCCTCGATTAGTTGCTTGATGGCCTCATTGCGCTTTGTGATCGCGGGGAAACAGGTCATCGCTCCGCCTCCCTCAGAGCACTTTCCAGGCCCGCAATGACTGCGTTCTGGCGCTCGATTTCGTCGGCCGCCTGGCGCATAGTCTTCTGCGCGCACTCGACCCAGCTTACCACGTGCGGGTCGTCACTCGGGCATTGGTCAAGAGAAAGAATTTGGAGGCGCTCAATCAGGTTGTCGATGGTCACCAGAGATCCTCCGAGAATAACCAATAATCAGTTCTGCCTGGGTGTTCGATCATCGGTTGGCCAGAGGCGAGTGCGATCTTCAGACCTTCCTCGCGATCGACGAAGCGCCCTGCCGATGTGAGGAAGCCTTGCTCGTCTGGTGGGCCTAGCCGACTGTAGGCGATGAAAAGATTGTGGTGCCTGGCCGGCGGAGGCGAACTGACGATAACCGGCAAAGCGCGCGGATCGTCGGGATCATGCGCCCTGGTGTAGAGCATGGCGGCGGCAACGATGGTCTCTGTGGTCTGGACCTGCGTCTGGCCCAGGTCCAGCTTTTCGGGGGCTGGCTGACCCTCGGTCTGAGCGATGGTCATTTGCGGAGATCCTTGTGGCCGGCGGCCTTGTGCTTGCGCATAAGTCCGAGCAAGAACTCGCTCGGCTTCGGCGGATTGCGCATCGTCTCGCAGACCACGCACTCGCAGTCGTCGTGGGGCTTGGTCGTGACGCGCCGAGGGGCGGAAAGCCGCTGGACCTCGGCGAGAGCGGTCTCCAGGGCGTCAGCGGATTGACGGAGGGCGCCGCGTACAGTGGGTGTGTGGCCGTAGCGCTGATCATCGGCCAGCTCCCGCAGCTTTTCAGGTGTGATGGTCATTCAGGCTTCCTCGGCTTCAGGCCTGGCCGCTCCATCATGGCCTTATGGATGCGGGCGTACTCCTCAGCGATCTCTTTGAGGGTGAGGCGCTTCACGGGGCGGAGCGTGTCTCTGTGAAGGATCATGGCCTATTGTCCGTCTTTGGTTTGTCTGGCGACATAGATGTTAGTTCGAGGACCATCTGGACCATACTCGATGGTCAGCTCGCCAAGCTCGTTTCGGTGAATTATATCACCAGCGGAAGCCAGCCTGCGACCTTCTGGAGTGTCGATCCACCACTCCGCATAGTCCGTGTCGTTCGGCGTATCGGCGTTGATTTTCCCAGAAGTGACAGCCTCCATTAGCCACTCTGGAGTTTCACTGAAGGGGCACCCATCAAAGCTTCTTCCGTTCCAATCGGCTGCGGTTACAGTCACATACTCGCTCATGCCTTCCACTCCACCTCCGGCCACACAGCGCGCATTAGCGCCCGTACGGTCCTCTTTGCTGAAAAAGCCCTTCCACCGTCTCGACCGCATAGCGTCACGCTGGGTGACAGGGCGTATGGTTGCTGTCCACACATCACGACGGTGATGCGCCTAGGAACCTCTCCATACCGCCCCTTGGCCTGGATTCCGTACGGCGTCACCCGGTACACCTCACCCTTTCGGGTAATGCTGTAGTCGGGGAAGTCGGGGATTTGCCTGGCGTTCTTCACTTGCGCTTCCGAAGCTGTGCGATGGCGAGGGCGAATGATCCAGCCAGGATTAGGCTGTAGATCGTCATGGCTTGGGCCGGCCGAGGCATCAGTAGGAACATCACCGCTGCGCCTCCGACCACGCCACAGGTGATAATCCACAAAGCGAGATGGCGAAGGTCACGCCAGAATAGGGTCTGGTCGGGTTTCACTTCTTGGCCTCCCGGCTCATTGCCTCCCTCATGAGCGTCGCGTGGGCCGCGTAGAGGGCTGGTTGGTCTGGATGGTCTCGGTTTAGCTGGAAGGATTGCTTCCGGATCTTCTTAGCAGCTAGAGCGCTGATTTCAGGGTTCACATCACCCTCCCACGAGAAGCCGCATACGCCGACGTCTGAGCCTCTTCGATGAAGTCCCAGGACATTGACACTGCGTACTGCGCTAGGTCGTTCATGAGGTCGCAGAAGGCCTCATAGCTTGTCTGGCGACCGCGCTTGTCGAGGGCGACCTGTGCGCGCTCTATAGCGTCTTGGTTAGCTGCGCGGGCCATCACCCTTCCTCCACTTCCAGCGCCGCAGCGCGTGCATTAAGCGCCAAAGCCCGCTCAAGGGCTCGAATGACTTCCTTGACCTCAGCATCCCCGATCAGGCTGATCTCGCCGTCCTGGCCGTTCAGCGTGACGCAGGTTCCGAGGTTACGATCAGCCTCGGCCGTAACCATCAATCCACCAAGCCTCACCGGGACGCGCTTGTCATGCCCGCAGGCGTAGGCGTCTTCGGCAATAGCGGTGTCGAGGAGGACGGTGGTCATCAGCTATCTCCTACGGCCTAAGCCGGTGTGTTGGTTGGTGTTGGTTAGGCGATCTCGCCATCGGGATTGCAGATGCGGCAGGGCGTG